ACGATATTTGCGGTAGGCATGATAGTTATCAGCGTTCCAATAGCTGTAATATGTGCAGCTAGTTTATCAAGAACATTTAAACAAATTGAAAGAGAGGAGAAAGCGTGAGGCAGAATTACACAGTTACTTATGATGTGCACTGCAAGGTTAGGCTCAATGTATTAGCTACCAGCTTAAAGGATGCTGAAAATGAAGCAGAGCTTTTCAGAGAGGACTTAACAGATGATGAGTTCTTAGAGGCGTGCACAATTTGCAGTAATGAAATAGTAGAAGTTGAGCCATATGACAGAGATTAGAAAGGAGATTAATTATGGCTAGATTATTTGAAATTGGGTTGGAGTTAGAAAAGCTCTTTCCAGTAAATGATGATGAGGTAGTTGATACCGAAACAGGAGAGGTTTTAGGAATTGAATATCTTGAAAACCTACAAATGGAACATGATCAGATTCTTACTTATCTACTCCAGGAAGTAAAGAACCTTGAATCTGATGTGGAGGCTTACAAAAAGCAAAAGGATATTTTTGCTGATAAGCAAAAGAAAGCTGAAAACAGAAAAGAGACCTTAAAGAGCTATATCGCATCTTGCTTGAATGGTGACGCATTCGAGGCAGCTGATAAGTCTGTTAAGGCCACATTCAGAAAATCTGAATCAGTTGTAATTATATCACTTGATGATATTTCTGACGAGTTCAAAACAAAGGAAATTACTTACAAGCCAGACAAGAAAGCAATCAAAGAGGCTATTAAAGCTGGTGATGATGTAATTGGTGCAGAGCTGGTAGTTAATCAGAATTTACAAGTTAAATAGGGGGGGGATATATGAAAGCACTATATGAAAATGGCAAGTATTTTGCAGAGCTCACACAAGAGGAAATGTTAATGGTAGAGGCGTTCAAGAAAATGCGCATGGTTATTCGTGCAAAGGGCAGCCGTAAAACCAAGATAGAGGCTGTTAACAGAATCTTTTATGGAGCTAATGAGGTTATTGATAAGTTTGAGGAGAACAGATAGGAGGAATTATGGGAGTACCTGTTTTAGTGCTAGGAGCTAGTGGCTCTGGTAAAAGCACGTCACTTAGAAATTTTGAACAAGAGGAAATAAGGATCCTGAATGTTGCTGGAAAGCCTTTACCTTTCAGAAAGAAGTTACTAAAGGCTGACAATCCAACTTATGAGCAGATAGCAGCGGTCCTGAAAAAGAATGAAGTTAAGGCATATGCAATAGATGATAGTCAATATCTCATGGCTTTTGAGAGCTTTGCTCACGCAAAAGATACAGGCTATGGCAAATTCACTAACATGGCCTTGAATTTTAAATCATTGATTGATTGCGCCATTAAAGGCACATCACCAGATACTATTATCTACTTTTTACATCACACAGAGTTATCTGATGATGGCAGATTAAAAGCTAAGACATTAGGCAAGATGCTTGATAATCAGCTGACAGTTGAGGGGTTATTTTCAATTGTTCTTTTATGCCAGGTAGAGGGAACAGAGCATTATTTTATTACAAATAGTGATGGTTCTAATCCAGCTAAATCACCAATGGAAATGTTTGAAATGAAGATTCCAAACGATTTAAAGATGGTTGATACAACTATCAGAGAGTATTACGAGTTCAACAGCTCTCAAGCTGAGGAATAAAATAAATTATTTTAATCACATGGAGGTAGTGAAATGAAACAGTTTAACGGATATGAAGATGCTAAGAAAGCAGCACAGTTTGTAGGTGGAGAAAAGTTACCAAAGGGCGCTTATGTATGTGAGATTAAGAATGTGCAGTATCAGGATGGACAGAATGGTAACTCTGATATTATCAATGTTTTGTTTGATGTAGTAGAGGGCGATTACAAGGACTTTTTCAGACAGCAGTATGATGCCAATTCAAACGAGGATAAGAAGTGGAAAGGCAGAACATCAATTTTTGTTCCAAAGGATGATGGCTCAGAAAAGGATGGTTGGACTAAGAATGCTTTCGCTAAGTGGACCGATTCTTTTGAAAAGTCAAATTCCGGTTATGTTTGGGATTGGGATGAAAACAAGTGGAAAGGTAAAAAGATTGGTCTTGTGTTCCGTGATGAGGGAAATGTTATTGACGGCAAAGAAGTAGTTTACACAGCGGTTGCATTCCCTGTAGATGCTCAATTAGTTCGTGATGGCAAAGCACCAGAGGCTAAGTTCAAAGCTAGAAATGGTTGGACAGGACAACAGCAGTCAACACCAACTTCTACATCATCATCAGTAGGTGATGGATTTATGGATATTCCAGCCGGCATTGATGAGGATGTCCCTTTTAACTAAATGGAGGGCTATGAGATTGATGCTTGCTTAAATTCCATAGAAATATTAGTGGATTCCAGAGAGCAACCATCTGAGAGGGCTAATAAGAGATATCAACTCTTTGAATGCCCTCATCAGAGGTGCACTCTCAACTATGGAGATTATACCTATAACTTTACTCTACCTAATGGATCTAAATTATTTGACACGAATAAAACGGTTCAAGGGGATGTAGTTATTGAGAGAAAAATGAGTTTAGAAGAATTAAGTGGTTGTTTCTGTCAATCGAGAGAAAGGTTTTCTCGTGAGTTTGAGAGAGCTATAGAGCATAAAGCTAAAGTTTATCTGTTAACTGAAAATGCCACATGGGAAAAGCTGATAGCAGGGCATTATAAAACTAAATTCAACTCTAAGGCATACTTAGCCTCAATAACAGCATATATGGCAAGGTATGATATTACTCCGATTTTCTGTAAAGAAGAAGTTTCAGGCAAGCTAATAAAAGAAATTCTTTACAGGGAATTAAAAGAACGCTTGGAAAGGGGAGCTTATGACTTCTGATGAATTAAAAGAAACAATCCCCATGCGTGATGTAGTAGAGAAATACAATATAGCAATTAATAAAGCTGGCTTTTGTAAATGTCCTTTTCACAGTAGCGGTAGTGAAAGGACAGCCAGCATGAAAATATACGAAAAATCATATCACTGTTTTGGATGTGGAGCTAATGGAGATATTTTTACATTCGTGCAGCAATATGAAAACCTCTCTTTTAAGGATGCTTTTATCAGCCTGGGCGGCGATTACAGATTTACATCGGACAATCAAAAAGCAAGGTTGTTAGCCAAAAGGCAGAGAGAGCAAGCTAAAAGAGAACGAGGAAAAACTGAGGCTTTTAAATTTAAATCTAGTCTGATAAATGCAATTACTTTGGTCCAGTCAAATACTTATGAGCCATTTTCTGATGAATGGTGTGAGCTGAAGAACGCAGAACCAAAACTATATTATTGGTGGGAGCTTTTATTAGACGGAAGGGAGATTGACAGAATAGATGTATCTAGAGCAATTAGAAAGCTTAACCAGAGACTCAATATTGGATGAGGAATTAATAGATGAGCTTTACGAAATTGAATCCAATTATGAGCGCACAAAGCAGCTTATAGAGGTTCAAAAACGTGCTAAGGAATTAGGTTGCCTTACACTCTTTAACAAGCTCTACAAGGCATATAACAAGGATGTAGCTAGTGTTGATTTAGCTAAGAATCCTAATAGAACTACTTTTTCTATTCTTAAGGATGATCCGAACGGTCAATTAATCTGTGGAGACTGGATAGCTGATGATAACGGAGTATGGATGCATACAGATAAAGGAGCTGCACAGGCTTGTTATCATCCTATATTTCCTACAAGGATTCTTAGAAATGCTGAGACAGGACAATACAAGGTTGAGCTTAAATTTCAGCTTAGAGGTTCTATTAGAACGTGCCTGGTGGATAAAAGTATTACTGCCACTCCTACAAAGATAGTTAAGCTGGCTGATTATTCAATACAAGTTAATTCGCTTACAGCTCCTTATTTGGTTAAATTCCTATCTGACGTAGAATCTTTTAACCCTCAGATAAAAGAGTGGGTTTCTACTAGCAGATTAGGCTGGATAAACGAACAGGATGAAAATGGTGAACAAAAAACAATGTTTATGCCTTATGACAAAGAGGTGATTTTTGATAATGAGGCGAACACTAAGGCTCTTTTTGATTCTATTAGAGAACATGGTAACAAAGATACCTGGTACTCATTGATAAAAGAAATAAGAGCCAGAAAGCAAACAGAAGTATTGATTAATCTCGCTGCAAGCTATGCCTCAGTTCTAGTAGAGCCATGCGGTGCACTACCATTTATTGTATCACTTTGGGGCGGTACTGGTATAGGTAAAACAGTGGTTCTGATGCTTGCTACATCAGTGTGGGCAGACCCCTCAGAGGGCACTTACATGACAGATGCTAAAGCTACATCAACAGCTATGGAGATTAGACTTAACATTCTTAACAGCTTGCCTATGACACTTGATGATATGGCTCAAGTAAAGAATCAGTATGATGAGGACTTTTCACAGTTGATTTACAGATGGTGTGCTGGTAAAGGTAGAGACCGTTCTAATGTCAATCTAGGACTAAATAAGCTCACTAGCTGGAGAAATTGCACCATTACTAACGGAGAACGTTCTTTAGTAGATGAATCTACACAAGGCGGTGCTGTTAACCGTGTAATTGATGTTGAGGCAAGCGGTGAGGCGCTCTTTTCAGGGCAAGATGGTAACAGGGTAGCCAATACTTTAAGAAAGAATTTTGGACACTCTGGAAAGGACTTTATCGAGCTTATAGAGGCAATTCCTAATTCTGATTTAATGGCAATTGTTAATAAATATTTTGAGGCTATTAAAGAAGAAGCAGCAAGACAAGGCTGTGAAAAAGAGGATAAACAGATAATGCCAATGGCTTTAATTCTTGCAGCGGATGAGCTAATAGAGGAATACCTGTTTAAGGATGGTGTCAGATTAGATCTATCAAAGTGTGTTAGCTATCTAAAAAACAAAGGTGAGGTATCAGAGCATAAGAGAGCTTATGAGTATTTATGCGGAATGATTTCTATTAATGGATTCCATTTTGCTAGAACTGATATTTCTGATTTTGAGGCTAATGTTCAACAATGGGGATTCTGGCTGGATGGTGGCAAGGAAGTTGCTATTGAGCCTGTAATTTTTGATAAATTGCTCAAAGAAGGTGGTTTTCAATCTAGAGCTTTCAAGAGCTGGGCTAAGAAACAAGGGTTACTTGATTGTAACGGTGGTAGAACCAATAAACGAATCAGAACACCAGAGGGTAATAGAAATTATACTTGCTTATTTATAAAGGATTTAGACGACCCAGAGGATTTTGATTTGCTAGGTGATGAGGAAATACCATTTTAAATTGTTCACGTGTTCACACTGTTCACACTTGAAAATAATGACTTTTAATAAAAAACATTTTTTTTAAAAATATTCGTTCTCGCGCGTGTAGAGCAAAAAAACCACTGTGAACACCGTGAACAGTGTGAACAGCCAGTAATACCAAGAGTTTGCGGACTTTCTACACCGTGAACACACCGTGAACAACTGTGAACAAACAATATATAGAAAGGGAAAATGTGATGAATATCAAGCAAATTCAATGGACTAAAGACAAATGTAACGCCTTATTAGCAATACCTCAAAGCTACCCTCTGGATGAACAGACAGCTGAAAAGATAAAAGAGACGTCTGAATTATATCTAAAGGCCGCCAAAGGTAATGAAGAATTTAGAAAAGCTCTTTTAACCACAATCACTTTTATAGACAACGTAGATAGACTTTATAGAAATTACGAAAAGGAAATAAGAATGATAACAGCGTGAATTAATCGAGGTATTTATGAAAATATGCAAATGTTATATATGCAAGAAAGAGTTTGAGGCTAGAAACATCAATACAAAGTACTGTAGCAAGGAATGTAAGAAAGCTGGAGAAAAGCTAAACAGAGCCAAAGGTGATGCAAGAAGTAGA